CGTCCTGTCCCGGGCGGATCAATCCCCCCGCCGTAAAGGAGGACACCCTCCCGCCGTTCTGTCCGGTCTCCAGGCCGTCCAGAGCCAGCCACGCCGCCGCCAGCGCAAAGGCCGGCCCGCAGTCCTCAGGGGCAATTCCCGGCTTCAGCCAGCGCTCCGCCTCCTGCCGGGCCGTCTGGCAGAGGGGGAGCAGCACCTCCCGGTCCGCTCCCTCCCCGGCCATCCGCCCGGCCAGCGCCAGAATCTCCTGGGTCAGCATCCCTTACGCCTTCCCTTTCAGCTCCAGCGCCCGGGAGGCGTCGGAAAACAGCTTGGCAAAGCCGCTGATGCTGGTGATGTCCGCCCGCTCCAGCTGCCGGTCAATGAGCTTGTCATACTCCACGCTCACCTCTCCGCCCTGGACCATCTCCAGCGCGAACCGCCGGTCCAGTCCGACTATGGTGTCGTCGGGCACTGCGCCGCTGCGCAGCAGGGTAGCCCCCATAGGGGTGGCCAGCTGGCCGGTCCCCTGAAAATTCAGCCCTGTCAGGGGGTTCTGGAACTCCGGAAGCTTCAGCAGCTTCACCATCATGGGCCCGCTCACCAGCATGGTGTTCAGGGTATAGGGGTCAAACTTGGCCCAAAAGCTTACCAGGTCGTCATAGGTCAGGGCGTCCGCCGCCCCGGTCTGGGTCACCTCCGCGGCGTTCTCGTTGCCGTCCCCCAGCAGCAGCACCTCCACCGCGTCCTCCAGATGCATCCGGCTGATGTGGGCCCCCATCTGCCGCAGGGCCACGCTGAACAGGTCCAGCTTCTGGTAGCGCACCGCCTCATAGGAGGCCACCAGCATTCTCCCCCGCTTGCGCAGCCGCACCAGATTATCCCGCACCCGAATGGTGGTGCTGGGAATCTGGGCCCCCTCCTCCACCTGATGCAGCTGCTTTTCCGTCCCGCCGGACTCGGTGGTAATGGAGCGGTAGTCCATCCCGTCAAACTGGGTCACGGCGGCGGTAATCTGGGGGATCAGATCCCCTTCCTCAATGCCCTGCCGCACCGCCCGGGCCACATACTCGGGGAACAGCACCGCCGAGTCAGAGGTCCTGAAAAACTTCTCCACCGGGTCGGACACAGGGCCCTTCACCCGGATGTCAAAGCGCTTCAGCTGCCGCTGAAAGGCGTCCAGCCCCTCCAGGGGGGTGCCCCGGTACTGTTCCGAGGGGTCCTGCCCCTCCAGCACCTGGCTGAAGGAACGCCCCGCCTGCTGATACATTCCCTTTTCCAGCTTCAAATTGTCAAACCGATACGCCATATCCCTCACACTCCTTCCCAAATATCACAGCAAAATCACAAGCTGTCCGGCGGCCGCATCCACACCAATCACCGTGCAGGTCACGCCGGTCTCCGCCGTTTTCACGCCTCCCGCACCGTCGGCGGCCAGCACCGCCGGTCCCGCCGCCGGAGCATCCCCGGAATAGGGCAGGGTCAGAAACCCCTTCACCTGCACCCCGGCGCAGCCGCACTCGCAGGACAGCGCCGCGCCGCAGAACCCGTCGCCGGCGGCGCAGGCGGCCACCGTGCTGTCGCCGCTCATTTTGACCACCTGTCCGGCCTTTACGGTCTCGCCGGCGTAAAAAGTGGCCACAACCTCACCGATTCCCCCAAAGGAAACTTTTTTCATAAAAATCCTCCTCAAACCTCAAATCAAAAACGCCTTGTCCCCGTCCCCCGGAACGCTCCGGGTCTCCCCGTACTCCAGCTGGGTGTTCAGGGGATAATGCTGCCCGGCAGCCTTCTCATAGCCTCGCCGCATGGCCAGCAGTTCCTCCTCCCCCAGTTTCTGTACAATGGTGCGCAGGGTGCCCGCGTCCATGCTCTTGTCCGCCAGCGCCCCCAGGCAGATCACGTCCCTGCGCAGGTCCTCCAGATATTTCCGGCCCAGCCGTTCCAGGTCGGAGACGCCGCAGCCGCCCTTGCCAAAGCTCTTGTGCATCACCCCGGCCTCCGGCTGGGAGGGCACCGCCACAAAGGAGAATTCATAGGCGTCGGCGGCGTCCAGCAGGTCCGCATAGCAAAGCCGCCCGTCATACTCCTGGCCCTTCTCGTGGGGACACTGGGCGATGTCCTGGCCGCAGATGGAGCACACCGCCCGCTTCACCGCGCAGCCCACGCTCACCTCCCGCTTGATGCCCCCTTCAATCTCGGCGATCAGCTCCTGGCTGCCCGGGGTGCGCAGCATATAGGCGTACCCCTTCAGATAGCAGCAGGGATCTCCCGCCGCGGTCAGTACGCCATCCTCCAGAACCAGCTGAGTCCGGTAAATCCGGGCGGCCTGGCCTTTGGCGGACCAGTTGTGGTCAAAAATCCCGCTCTTGCCCACAAACAGGGGGGCCAGCTCCTCCAGAGTCTCCCGGGGGAATCGCTCCCCGTCCCGGTCCACCTGGTTGTCGCACAGGCGCACCCCGAAGGTATACACCTCCTCCGCCGCCAGCGTACGCTGGCTCATCTGGTTAATCAGGGCCAGTTCCTCCAGAGAAGGCTGTCCCGATGTGCCCGCCAGGGGCGATTTCCGAATGTTCATCCTTGTGTTCCTCCCTCCAACTGTTTGGCCTGGGCCCGGTACAGCCGGGCCTTGGCCTCTTCCACAATATCCTGCAAATTGATGTCCTCCCAGTCCACGTTCACCCGGCTGTCATAGCCGTGCAGCCGCAGCCACAGCTCGCAGATCCGCTCCGCCACCGGCTCCAGTGCCCTTCGGATGGCGGTAATCTCACTGGTCATCAAATCCGCCTGCTGGGCGCTCATCCGCTCGGTGGACGACCAGGACAGCCCCAGCAGAAAGGGCGGAATGCCCGTCCGGGCAATCAGCTGCTCCAAAATCTGCCGCACCGGGGTCTCGCTGTCCAAGATCTGGTTGTCCGCCCCAATCACCTTGATATCCACATCCCCCACGGCCACAAAGTCCCGTACGGCCCCCTGCCGTCCGGCCTGCATGGCAGCGCTCCATTCCTGGGCAATCTGCTGGCATCGCTCCTGGGCAAAGCCCCGCTCGTCCTCTCCCGGCCGGCAAATTACCGCAAAGCGCACATTTCCCATCCGCTCCCAGTTCATGCCGGTGGCCTGGTAGATTTTCAGCAGAATTTCCGTCAAAAAGGGCATGGACCGCAGCAGGGACACCCCATAGGGATGCTCTGCCTCAGGCTGAAAGGGGGTAAAGAGCAGCAGCTCCTGCCAGGGCAGCCTCTCCGGCTGTCCCCCGTTCCCCCGGGCGCAAAGGGTAAAGTCCAGGGGGGTGTCCCCCTCCTGAATCACCACCTGTTCCGGCGGTGCGCACAAAATCGCCCGGATGTCCCGTCCGTCCGGGGTGAGCACAATCTCGCCCACCCCCCGGCCGCAGGTGAGCATACTGTCCAAATACCCGTCCAGGAAGGACTGGATGCCCCGCTGGCCCCGGCCGGTGTCCACCCGCCGCAGAAATTCCTCCAGCTCTCCCTGGGCCCGGGCCTCCCGGCACTGCACCTTCACGCCGCCGCACAGCCGCACCAGCTTCAGCAGAGCCGCGTCCACAATGGGCACCGCCTCCCGGATGGCCCGGTACAGCTGCAGCTCCCCCTCGTTCAATGGGGCATACCCGTCCAGCATCCGGAAGGGGTGCCGCCCGCTCTCCCGCAGCTGCACCGCTTCCCCCTGGCTGTGCGCCTGGGGCTTCCGGTATTTCTCCAACCATCTGAATTTCAAAATCTGCTCCTTTCTACGCTCCCGGCGAAAAACGCCCCCTCCCGCCCGGCCACGGTGGCGGCGAAGTAGCGCATCTCGTCCATGGCGTGGTCGTCGGCCTTGCAGACCCGGTCCTGTCCGTCCTCCCCCTGGGCCCAGCGGTACAGCCCCATCTCCCGCAGGGTATCCCCGCACCCCCGGCAAATTACCAGCTTCCCGCTTTTCAGCAGCTGGGCGGTAAGCCGGATGCCGGAGATCACGTCGTTGGCCGCCTTTTGCACCCGCCATCCCCGCCGCCGCAGTTCCAGCATAAAGCTGGCCGCCGACGGGTCCACAATCACC